GCTTCACGTTCCCGGGCTGTTTCCTGAGTTGCTTTGGTGGCGAGGGCCTGGTGTTCCTTGGCCCCTTTCTCCGCCGTCTGGTGATCCTTGTATTTCGGCTTGAACTCCCAGCCCTTGGGGATCTCTTCTTCGGGCAGAGTCTTGGTTTTGTCCTCGCCCCCAGCCTCAGCCCCAGCCTCACCCTTAACTTCCGCTTCGCCCCCTTCTTCCCCCCCCATAGCCGGATGGCCAGTGAACACCGGATGCTGCACCTTGGCCACGATGGCACCCAAGGAACCTTCATCCTCCGATGTAGGGAGGTCTTCGGGGAGTACGGCCTGAGACTCAATCAGGGTTTCTTTTCCAGCTTCCGCTTCGCCTGCCATGGGTGCTTCTCCTTTGGCGGGAGTCCTTACGGGCCGCCATGGGGGCCAAAAGAAGAGGGCAAACCAGGTGATCAGGCACCTGATTGCCCTCTTCTTAATGCTTGCGTCCCCCGGTCGTTGGCCGACTCCCGGGAGAACCCCTACTTTTTATTTACTCGGCCGGAATCCCTTCCGGGGCGGCCTGTGATTCCCTTAAGAAACTTTCCATCTGCGGCCCCATGATCCTGAACACCTCTTGTTCTGCCAGGTAGGGAGCAATTTCCAACTTATGCCTTAAAGCTCCAATCATCCTTGACTGAGCCATAAAAACCTCATCTTTAGCGGCCAGGGCGAGTAGCCGGTCCCGGCATTGCTCAAACAGGACCCGCAGGGCCAGGCTGGACTGTAACTCCGCCGCCAGGCCGACAGCCTCTTGTACCGCCTCCTGGTGGCGCTTTATGGCCCCATTCTTCTTGGCCTCTATAGTCCTTGGCCGCGGCAAACCAGTGATCATATCCACGTCCATACCGCCGCTACCCATGGGTTGATATGCCATTACTTTTTCTCCGCGCTGGGCTTCGCCGGCGCCGCTTTAGCTACCGGCGCCGGCGGGGGCCGTAAGGCCGCCTTCGCTTGCGCCAGGGCCAGGGTCGCTTGAGCAAGAACCAACTCTACCTTGGCCACCTCCGTATCCGCCTGGCGCTGAGTAAGTTCCACTTGGGCCAGGGTCAGATCCGGCTTAAACTCGTCCTCAACGCCGGTGGCACCCGTTCCCGGCTCGGGCACCCCCTCAGTCTGAGCCTTGGCCAGGGCCAGGGCAGCTTTCCCTTCATGCTCTTTCGCCTTGCCCAGGTTCATCTCGGCCTTGGCCAGTTCGCCTTGAGCCTTCACTTCCATCAGGACCGCTTCTTGCTCCGCCAACCTCTGCTGCGATTCAATTAGAGCTTCCTGTTGGACCTGCTGAGAGGCATCAACCCGGTTGGCGTCCTCAAGGCTAATCACAATGCCCTCATCCTGCAGGTTAAGACGTTTCTCAACGGCACGGATGAGTTGATAGGGCTTGAGGTATGGCCTGAACAGGTCGCTTTCAGCCATCGGGAGAATGACACCCTGGATGCTACGGACGATCTCCATGTCCTTCATAAGGGCCGAAATCCCAGCAACCTTGAAGGTGCCACTGTTAAGCTGAGGGAGGGTTAAGCCTGTGAGTGATTCCGGGTCTATGTATCTATCGGCGGCTTCCGGCATGATCTGAGCCAGTTCAGCATAGGTGATGTTGATAGCAACCGTCTCGGCCCCGGCTTGGATAGCCCACAGCGCCCCATCCTCCAGGTTCTTCCCCATGAGGCCCACCACCGTCATGGACTGTTCCAGGTTCCGGGCCGACTCTCCGTTGGTAACTTCGGAGCGGTAGCCGGGTAGCCCCATGGCGGAATAGTTCAGCATGGTGCCTTCCTGGAATCGCTGATCGGCAAAATTCATGTTGGCCAGGATGTCCCCGGTCTGACTCCGGCGCTCTCCCACCCGGAAAGCCTGATTGCCCGACACCGTGCCCCGGGTGAGGTACTGCTTGCCCGGATAGTTGTCGATATCCGCCTGATCCACCAGAGCGGAAATATCAAGCTCCGTGGGCGGGTTGACGATCCAGTTGAGGTTATCGGCATGAAGACAAAACAGGGAGTTCATGAAGTACCAGAGGCTCTTGATCCCCTGGATGAGGGCCCGGCCGTCATACCGTAACAGGTGCGGCATGGCGGAGAAACTGATCCCCGGCCACCTCATGGTCGGGTAAGGGCTGGCCTTGGGGAGACGAATTACCCGGTCGCCGGTGACGGTGTAAGTGGCATTGGGGAGAAGAAGCTCGCCCCGCTTATCCAGCACCGTGCCCCAGAACTCCGAAGTCAAGGCCATTGCCCTGAAACGGGAACGATTCCACATCATTTCTTTGCGACGGGCGATTTCCTCTTTGGTCAAATTCACGTCGGACTGAGGACTCCCATATTGCCCCCCGGGGCCCATAGCCGGAATATTTTGATAGACGCCGTTTTTCTCGCCATCTTTCAGGAGGTAATAATCAAGGTACTCTTGATGAATCCAGTACATCCCCGACTGCGGCTGCCTGGTGACGGAATCCGGATCCCGGTGAATCTTCCAAGGTTCTGTCAGGGTGTACCGCAGACCCTTGCCGGGAATCCATTGCGGGATCATCTCCATGCTCTGGCCCACAGCGAAGCTCATCCCGGTGGCATCGGTGAAGTTAATCGGAAAATTGGCGTAGGTCCGGGAAAGCATCAAGCTCATTAAATCTTTCCAGAACTCCGCCCCATCTTCGTCCAGCTTATTCTCGATGCTCAGAAACTCCGCATCGAACGCCTTCCGGACGATGGCCTGGGCGAATTGACAGGATGAGTAGGGCTTGGGAACCACAACCTTTGATTGCCAGGGCTCCTTAAGAGCATAATTCGGGGGAGGCTCTTCGTTGAAAACATCCCAGCACTCTTGTTGATTAAGGCGAATCTTCCGCATAGCCTCCACGGAGGTCTTAACGCAATCCTCCATGAAACCGACGAAATGAGCCTCATCCTCCTCGGCGTAAGCCTGGGCGGCTTCCTCCCGCTCCCCGGTCTCCTGTGCATCGAAATCAACGCGGTTGATCTCCGCCACCCGGTGACGAACCTCGATGCTGGGATCTTCAATGAAAGGGCTGGCCATGGTTATCTCGGAAACTCTTTCCTTTCAATGGCGCCGGTCGGGGTGTCCCTGACTTCAATTTCCTTACCCCTGTCAGTTGCCTCTTGCCTGGCCAACTGGCCTGCAGCCTTGGCCGCTTTCAGCCCGGTCGGGTCGGCATTTAATTTTTCATTGGCCGCCCCTATGACATCAGCGACTTGCCTTAACGGGTTAATCGCCTGATCAACCTCGTTAGCCCTACCCCTTAAGGTGTCCAGGATGCCCATCAGAACGCCTTCTTCTTCATGGCCCCGGTCTTCATGACCTTGGTGCGGCCCATGCCGCCGGGGGGGCGCATCATCGGTGCGGGCTTAGGCGCCGCCGCCGGCAACCCCTGTTCCGGGGTGGTGGCAAAATTCCTGAGAGAGGCCGGTGGCATCTTGGCCATGGCCGCCGAAGGAGTCCCCGATTGCGGCTTCATCTTGCCTTCCTGGATGGCCGTGGCCATGCCGGCGGCCTGGCGCTGGGCCTTGCTTTTTGCTGGCATCAAGTTCTCCTTGCGTTCGCAACTACCACCCGATAGTCATATTCAGGCTTGGGCCGCCTGGACTTCGGTTCCGGTTCCTCAAAATCATTGGCAAAAGGGATCAGGCCTTCCCAGAGCTTGGCCCGGTACAAGCACATCAACTCCCGCTCTGAGGGCTGGCCGATTCCCATCTGATTTCCTCGTACCCTCTCCGGTAGGCATCAGAGGCATGGCGCACCGTGGCCAGGTCACCCGTGGGGTAGGGGGGCGCACCGTTCCAACCGTTCTCCGGCTTGCACTCTTCACCGTTCACCACGTTCCGGAACCCCTCCCGGCCGATCTTCTGGCCGTCCGGCCCCTTGCCCATGAAGAACTTCATCGGGGCCCAGCCGTCAAAGCCTGCCGTCTTGTCAGTCTTCATCACATCATCCCCGTGGAATAGCTTTGTACTCGGCGTTTCGTGGCTGCGGCCGTCTTGCGGTAATTGGAGAGGTTAACCGTCCGGTCCTGGAAGGGGAGAAGGACGCAACAGGCATTACCCCACGCGTCGGCGTAATGACTGGCCATGTCCTTCTCGGGCTTGACGTTCTCCGTCCTGCTGACATTGCCGGAAACATCCGTCTTATAGTGCCAACGGCCATTCAGGGCACGGTGAAGCAACCGATTGGTAGAACACAGGTACACGGCCGGCTGACCCAGAATGTTGTGATTCAGGGCGTAGGTGAACCCTGCCACCATGTTTTTCCACTTGGTAGGCCCTGGCTGAAAGAGTGCCCCGGGAAACGCCGCCTCCACCACCCGAGCCGCGCTCTCCATGATGTTGCTCTGATCGGGCTGCTTCATGGTGAAGTCGCCCCCTACCCGCCAGGACATGGGCTTATCCTTCCACCTCGGGGAGTTGATCATGGGGAGGACCTGATTCTGAATCAGTACCCGGATGTCGCCCCCCTCCAGGCGCAGAGTGTCCAGGAAGATCAGGCGCCCGGTGCTGGTAATCTGCCCCAGGACGCAAGCCGGGCAATGCCAGGAATCGAAAAAAGCGAATGACACAAGCCCCTTGGCCGGATCTAAGGGTTTCTCAGATTGATGGAGCCTGGGGTTGTAATCCGGAGTAACCCGCTTGCCCTGGTAGATCGTGGCGAACTTGCCCTCGACGTACCGGGCGTATTGAGCCGGGTCGTTCTTATACATCTTCCGGGCAGCCTGCCGGGATTCATCCTTGAGGTGCCGGTTTTCCCCGTAGGGAACCCGCCAAACCTGTTTCTGAACCAGGGGGAACTCAGGCTCGAAATCTGGCTCTTCAATGAATCGGCGGTAAGTCCAGTGCTCGTCGTCCGAGGGGTTCATGTCCACGATCAGCCGACCCGGCGTACCCGTCCGCCGCAGAGCCCGGATCACGGCGACGTTGTAAACGTCCTCTGAAAGCCCAGCGTTGGCCTTGTCGGAGATCGGCGCCGGCTCGTTCAACCAGATGAGGGAATAAGCCGATGACCCCTGGAGCTTCGATAAACTGGCGGGATCGTCAATGCCGAACAGGTCAATCTCAATCCGCGGATTCACGAAGATGCTCAGTTCTTTGCACTCATTCTTGAACCGGTAGAGTTTTGCCGGGGGAATGTCAGGGAAGAACTGTTGGAAGAACTCCTGAATCGACGGAACAATAGATAGTTTAATGTTTTCTAAGGTATCTCTAACAATAGC